ATATAACACTCATCACTACGAGTATAATGGTTGGATCGTTGATAATGTTTCCTACCCAACAGCATCGGCAGTTTCAAACTACGACTATGAATTTCTTCAGAATGAATCAAAACGTAGAATAAAAATCATCAGTCCAGGATTGATCGAACAGGTGCTTTCAGAATTTAGAAGGTTTATGTAATGACGATTAGAGATGGATTAAGGTTCCCTGGTGATGTAGAGATTCAGAAAATTGCAATCTTTTCAGCCAATGGTAGAGGTGTTGAAATTACAGACATGGTTGCGGAGATTCAAATCTTCGAAGATATGTTTGCTCCATGCATCACAGGAACACTTGCAATAACAGACTCTATCGATCTGGTAAATAAATTTCCCTTTGTCGGCGAGGAAAAGGTTCTTATACAAATTAAGACACCTTCCTTTCCAGATAAAACTGAAACTAAAATTGATCAACAATTTTTTATTTACAAGATGTCGAACAGAAAGGTTCTTGGAGATAGACAGATCTTTTATATGTTGCATTTTTGTTCCTTTGAATTGCTTGCAGATGCTAACATTAAACTCTCTCGTTCCTTTGATGGAAAAATATCTGATGTCGCCAAAAAAATTGTTAAAGACGAAATTCTCAAAACAGATTTAAACTTTCTTGTTGATGAAACCAAGAACTCAGTCAAGTACGTTTCGAACTATTGGTCTCCTTATAAAAACATTAACTATCTGGTGGAGAGAGCACAGAATAAAGATGGTGCACCGAACTACGTATTCTTTGAGAATCGTCGTGGATTAAATTTCCTTTCTCTTTCTAGTATTTTTTCGGCAAAAACTAAAGAATCTTTTACATACGATTCGTTTCAACGAGATGTAACACCTACGGGTTCTATTCAAAACCCAGAATTGTTATTTGCTAGGTTCCTTGATTACACAATCGAAACTGGATTTGATTATATACAAAGAATTAACAGTGGTATGTTTGGTAGCAAGATGATTGCTCATGACATTCTTACCAAGAAATACAGCACGCAGAACTTTAGCATGTTTCAGCTTTTTAATGAGGAAACTCATCTGAACAAATATCCAGTTTCTTCCACTGATGTTATTGCAAGAAACAACGCAAACATATACAACTATCCAAAGTATATGAATAATGTAAATGGTTTCGGTGATGATGGTGCGCAGAACTGGCTTCAGCGTAGAACTTCATTAATGGCACAGACAAATGCTTACCGAATGACTGCTGAAATTCTTGGTAGAACTGATATTACTGTCGGCATAGTTGTAGATATTACGATATACAAGTCTGCCTCTGTCAACAAATCAGATGACAATGATGCTATGAAAGACACTATGTTTAGTGGTCGCTATCTAGTTAGTGCCGTAAACCATAGAATCACACGTGAGAAACATGAGATACATATGGAATGTTTGAAAGATTCATTAATTGTTAACCCAGCGACAGGTGCCAAATGAGATTATATACTGGTGTAGTTGAAAACAGAAAAGATCCACTGAAGCTGGGTCGTTGTCAGGTTCGTATCGTCGGACTTCACACCGAACAGAAAACCCTTCTTCCAACAACAGACTTACCATGGTCATTTCCAATGCAGCCAGTTACATCTGCTGCGATGAATGGTATTGGTCATGCGCCAGTTGGTCCAGTTGAAGGGACATGGGTTGTTATATTCTTCAGAGACGAAGATCAACAACAACCAATAATGATGGGTACTATCGGTGGTATCCCACAACCAGACTCAAAGAAGTTAGATGAATTTGTTGACTTTCCAGAACTGTTTCCAAGTGCGATCGCAGAGACAGGTAATAAGCAGGATGATGTACCACAGAACGTAGTAACTACTCAAGATGGTAATCCAGTGGCAGTTGGATCAGGTGGTTTCTTAACCACTGGTAATGCAGATACGCCAGCCAAAGCAGCGACCACGGCAAATCAAACAGCTGCCGCAGCAAAAACAGAGCCAGTAATTCCTGGCGCACCTCCTTACGGAAAGAGAACTGGTTCCTCTGTTGTGATTCCTCAGACTTCATACAAAGGTATTCAAGCACTTGGTGCTGCAATGACATCTTCTGGTATTACTTCCAAATATGCACGTGCTGCCATTCTTGGTATCGCCATGGGTGAATCAAAGTGTGTGCCGCAGAACGAAGGATTCAAATACAGCATCGGTAGACTGAAACAAGTTTTCAGTTGGATAGATGATGCAAATGCAGCGAAGTATGCCGATTGGTCAGGAACACGTGATGACTTCTTCCGATACATATATGGACCGACAACTCGTTCTGGCAAATCACTTGGGAATACTGCTGCCGATGATGGTGCCAAGTATTGGGGTCGTGGTTATATTCAACTGACTGGTAGACCTAACTATACCAAGTATGCAAAGCTGTCTGGAGTAGATATCGTCAATTCACCAGAACTTACCAATGATTATGATAAAGGTGCGCTGATTGCGGTGGCTTACTTTAAGGATCGTGTCAAGGTTCCACAAAATGACCCATCTTACTTTGAAGCCGCATGTCGTTCAGTTGGTTACAATGTACCAGATATTAAAAAATCAAAGACAGCATTCTATGAATACTTCCTCGGAGAAGCTGCAGCTGACGATAAGTCTGCAGTTGCTGGAGAGACACCTGCCAACGTAGCAGTTAGCGAGCAAGGTATTCCGCTAGATCGTATTCAAAACATTGACACGGGGTTCTCGGATCCTGATATGAAATATCCACTGCGTAGTCATATCGGAGAACCAGATACAAATAGACTTGCAAGAAGTAAAGTAGCAGGAACAGCTGTTGAAAAGAAAGATGCTACACGTGAGATAGGAATGCCAGTTGCCGATGGAACAACCTTTAGTCAACCAGCAGTTCCTTACAATGCCAAGTATCCATACAATCATGTGTTTGAATCAGAGTCTGGACATATCCAAGAATTTGACGATACGCCTGACAACGAACGTATTCACCTGTACCACAAGACAGGAACATTCATTGAAGTTGATGTAAACGGCACACAGGTCAATAGAATCTCTGGTGATGGATACACAATCATCGATAAGAATGGTTACATCTACATCAAGGGTGCTTGTACCATTACAGCTGAAGGTGCAACAAACATCTTTGTCAATGCCAATGCCAATATTAAAGTAGCTGGATTAACACAGATCGATCTACTCAATGATGCAGCTATCAATGTAGCTGGTAATCTTGATATAAATGTGGGTGGTGGATTTCAGGTTAAAGCCAAAACCTTTACCGTGGAAACAACTGGCGGTAATGTAAATGTCAATTCTTCTGCCAAGGTAAATCTGCAAGGCGCAAGTGATATTAACGTCAAGGCAGGTGGAAACCTTAATGAAGATGGTGCTATCATTGATATGAATAATGGTTCTTCGGCAGGGGCTTCTAAAACATCACTTGGTGCTCCACCAGCTAGCGGAACACCAGAGAACAATGTATATAAAACTCTTGAAGTCCCAACTAGAAATATTGAAGACGAAGCTGGATTTGAAACCCCAGAAGATAACGATACCCCAGAAGGTAAGGCAGCTAACAAAACTAGAGAGACCGATATCGTGGGTACAAAGAGCACACCAGAAAATACAACTGCTTCTGAATCCGCAGCAGCGCCAGCAAATAACGTGGCACCTAAGGGAGCAAGTTGTGATATAATCTACGCAACCAACACATTCCCAACCTCATTCAGATTGTCCCCCAATGTAAACATCGGCAATCTGATTGCAGGTAGTCATACCCTGCAGGGACAGGAAGTTGGCGGTAAGAAGTTGAGCATACAAGAAATTGTATGTAATATGAAGGGACTCGCCGAAAATTGCGTTGAACCAATTATGGCTATTGCTGGCGGTAAGAGTGCACTAATTATTACTTCTGGATACAGACAAAATGGTGTTGTTTCCTACGCATCTAAGACTAGTCAGCATCCTGCAGGACAGGCATTCGACTTCCAGTTAGCTGGAAAAATAAACAACTATCAAGCTATGTATGATATTGTTCAGAAGATTGCTGCATCAGTACCATTTGATCAGTTGATTCTTGAGTATAGAGATCCAGGTGTAAAAGGTAACAATAGAAG